AGACTATCTGTCTGCGTGGTGCGATCGTTGAACGTCAACACGCCGCTTTCGTTCACAAAGATGCGCCCGCCCTCGGCGATGGCGAGCAATCCCAACTCCGCTCCCAGAGGCTCGCCCGTTGATGCGGCGAAGAGCGCGGTGCCGAAGGCTGTGCCTGCGGTCGTAAACGCGGTCGCGCCAAGACCTGCTTTGCTTGCATAGGCGCTGAAGACCGTGTCAAGCGCGATATTGGCTCGCGGACCGTAATAGGTTGGCGTGTTGGCAAACCGTGCAGAAATGTCCAACAGGCGCATTTGCGCCACGCGTCCCTGCTCCTTCGGGATCAACGAACGAACAATGTACACACCGATTTGCCGATACTGCGGCGCGCCTGCGTAGAAGTATCCGAGGCTGATCTTTGCCTGCGTGGTGAGGAACGCGCCCTGTAGATATTGCCAGATCGGGCTGTTTTCGTTCTCAGCGCTGAAACGCTGATTGAGATTGTCCAGCGTGATATTGCATTCCGCTGGCTGCAAAGCACCCGTGTCAGGGTCGAAGGATTCTACGCCTGCGGCATCGAGCACAAACCCAGTCTCGTCGTCGTAGACACCATCGCCGTCCCAATCAATCTCAATTTTGAGCACAGGGCGGTGCTGTTTGTCGGCAATCGCGGCGATCAGATTTGCGCTTAGTGCCACGGTTGTCTCCTAACTTGTGCGGGCATCAACCTCGACGAGCGTGATCTGGAAGTCGCCTTTGGTGACATCTGGATACACAGTCACAAGATCGCTGATCGCGTCAATGCGCACCGTCACGCCAGATTGTGCCGCCGTCCACGGACCGCCAGACCAAGTGAAGAGGGTGGTTTGCTGATTGCTAACGTTCGCCCAATATAGCGCCACAAGCGCATCATATGTCGCGACGTTCTCATACTCGAATGCAAGCGTGTATCCGTACCGATAGCCAATTGACCACGAGCGCACAGAGCCGTTCACCGTGAGACGACTGCCGCCAACGGTGCTGAACTCCAATTGATTGGCGCTGGATCGCACAGGGTATGGCAGCGTGATAATGGTTGCGCCAGATACCAACGTTGGCTGACTTACGCTCATCGAGCACCTCCGAGCACCGTGCCTCGGCGCTTGGCTTCATCATTGAGCGCGCCATAGATGCGGCGAGCGAACTCGCGAGCATCGTCAGACGAACCGAGAAATGCGCCTGCCTGCACGGTGACATTGATCTGTCCGCCCAGCGCGTTATTTGGCACGATGCTGCCTGATTGATTCGGCACGAACAATTCTGGTCCTCGTTCGCCGACCATATACTGCTGCCCGCCAGTCACAGGACCGCCAAGTGCGCGCCCGCGCTCTTTCGCCTTCCCGCCTGCTCCGCCGCGCGGCAAGAATCCGCCGACGAATGGCAGGCTGTTGGCAAGGTTGATGAGGCGCTGCACGATATCGATTGCGCCCTGCACTAATCCGATAAAGAAACCAATGATATCGCCAATCCCCTTGAACACGCCCCCGATCGCCTCGAGCGCAATTGCGAGCGGTCCTTTGCCATCTCCCCACAGAATCCCAACGAGAGCCTTCACGGCATCAAATGCTGCCCCGAGAACGCGCACGATTGTGGTGCCGACCATCAACGCAAAGTCTCCCAACACTTTCAACACAGGTCTAATCGCATCAAAAATTGCGTTGACGATGTTTCGGAAGTCTTCGCTAGAATTGTAAGCAATGACGAAGGCTGCAACGAGCGCGGCGATCAACGCGATCGCAACCACGATTGGACCACCGAAAGATTTCATCGTGAGATTAGTTAGCGCCATAATAATTTGATAGGCGCGCACCGCAATAGCGGCAACATTTACAACCGCCGTAAATGCGGCGTATGCACCAGCGACGATGAGAATCACCGTTCTCATTTCGTAAAGGAACTTGGCAATGTTGATCACAACGCCGATAACAGCCACGATTGCATCAAAGAATGTTTTTAGCGCAGGCGCGACATTTGCTTTGATTGTTTCAACAACCAAGCCAAGCGTTGGAAGAACCTGCCCTGTGAATGCATTGAGCATATCGATAAGCACTGGGATGACGGCTTCGCCAATGCCAATCGCCATTGAGTTGAAGTTGTTAGTCAGAATCCCAAGTTGGAATGCCAGACCCTGCTCCTGATAACTGAGCGCGGTGTCTGTTGCGCCAGCGGCATTCTGCATCAGTGCCAACTCTTCGTTGAACTGTGCGCCGCCGTCCTTCGCAAGCACGAATGCTCCACGGATCGCACGGGCATCTCCCAGGATCGCAGCGAGCGCTTCTTTGCTCCCGTTGGTCTTCTCAACCATCTCAGACAACGCCCCGCTGAGACCCTTAGAGGCAAGTGCTTGGGAAGTTAATTCAATACCATAACTTGCCGCGACTTTTTGCGCTTCTTTGCTCGGCTTGATGAACTTCTGCATAATCGCGTTGAGTTGCGTGGTAGCGTTTTCTGCGTCAATACCATTCTTGGTGAGAACGGCAATACCAGCGCCGACTTCCTCAATGCTCACGCCGAGAGGAGCGGCGAGCGCGGTGACCTTACCAATTTGGTCCGCAAGTTCTGGGAAGGTAATCACACCGCGATCTACCGTCTTGAAGAGCACGTCGGAGATTCGACCCGCTTCGTCTGCGCTTAACCCATACGCATTCAAGACCGCGGTGATACCAGCCGCGGATTCGGATGTCTGTGCGAGTCCTGCGGAGGCTGCCTTCGCCGCCGCTTCGAGCACCTGCAACCCTTCTTCGCCTGCAAATCCAGAAGAGGCAATGTCGTAAAGTCCCTGCGCGAGCGTCTCAGCGCTCTGCGGCAACCTATTCGATAGATCCAACACCGACGCTTTCATTGCGTCAAATGTCGCGGGGCTTTCCTTTGCAATGCTGTTGACATTCAACATCGCCGTCTCAAACTCGCTTGCCTTCGTCACCGCATAGGCAAGACCAGCAGCGGCGGCAGCGCCTGCGATGGCAATGCCCTTTGCGGCTGCGGCAAACGGAGCGTTTAGCGTGCTGGCAGTTTTACCAAGCGTGCGCGCTGTTTTGTTGAGTTCGCGCATCCCCTTGGACGCACCGTCCCTGAGAATAAAGGCAAGTGTCGTCGAACGCTCAGCCACGTTTCCCTGCCTTTCTCGTCGTCACCGACGATTCAATCCGCATAAACTCCAAGCCACGCAGCACCCATTCGCCAGGAGCCTCTTCCAGTTCCCACGGCGCTACGCCCCACCGCTGAGCGAGCGCGTCGAGCGCGTACTCCAGCGGGACAGGTGTTTTGGCGTCGGGGTTTATTGCTGTTCTGGCGAGGGCTGTACGGAGTTGCTGCCCTGCTCTTTTGGGAGTGTAAGTTCCTCGATCCAATCACGCATTCTGCCTGCGATCACAATTAGAACGCTGAGCGGGAGGTCGTCAAGACTATCCACGCCGAGATTGTGCGACGAGACGAGCGACAGAAGCCTGTCGGTACTCTCTTCTTCGGTCGCGTCTGCAGCGCGGATAGCCTTGATCTCACCCCAAGTAAACTCTCTAACCTGAACCCAATGACCAGAGAGATCGCCAGTCAGTTCAAGTTTGGTCGTTTTTGCCTTCAGCATTTAGCCTCCTTATCCTGCTTAGGAAATTGTTGCGAGGTTATTCTTGACCGTGATGGAGAAGTCCGTTGCTGCGGACGAATCCACAATGCCACGATAAGCGATGTTTGCCACGATGACACCATCAACTTCCGCGATCTCGTGCGTGTCTGCCACGCCGTAGAAGTCAAGCGTGAATTCGTAATTGCCAGCGCCGAGCACTGGACCCGTTGTGCGAATTCGGATCTTGCGCTCGCCCTTCAGCAAGAACTTATCCAATTCGGTGCGGTTCGTGAAATACCGAACGATCTCAAGTCGCGCCTGTCGCGCAACAGGAGCCACCGTGTCCACAGATGCCGACGTGCCGTCAAGCACTTCGCGTCGGACAAGTCCGCGCGTGAGCGTGAAGGTCGCTTCCTGCACCGAGGTGTCGGCGGTTGATCCAATCGTGGTCGTGTCAATGAACACGGCTGCGCCTACGCCAAGAACGCTAATCTGCGTTGTATCCGATGGGCTGGCGCTGTATGCCGTTCCGAGCGTGACTGTGCCTGCAGCGATGGTTGTCGCCGTAAAGGTGACAGCCTCGTCCTTGACATAGGCAATGCTTAGTTCGTCTGTGGCGCACCCTGGGAGCAGATAGATCGGAACAGCCGTGCCGCCGTCTGCCCAGCCCCATTCAGCCGTGAAGGTCTTTGGTGCGTTGGCGGTGCCGCTGTTTGGCGTGTATGCCCAAGTGTATGGAGCAACAGTGCCAGAGGGGGTCACGCCGCCCTTGACGCTGCTTTCGAGCCAGAACGGAATCTGGTTGTAAAGCACAGGACCGCTAATATTCAGCCCGTTTCGCTCAACGCCAGCATTGATCTCGTGCGTTTCGAAAAAGGTGCCACGAAGCGTCGTGTTGGCAATGCTCGTGACTTCCTGCGAAGGAGTTGCTTCGTCCGCGTAAAGGACGCGCGTTGCGGAGACAGCCGAACCAGCCGTGGATTCAAGCGCCCCAACGAGTTTTAGTAACTGGTTGACTGCCATTGTGTTCTCCTTATGCTCTTTCCACCGATTGCAGGGCGTTTGCCTGATCGATGTATTTATTTAGCACGCTGTTAGCAGATTGCCAACCAGCGTTGCTTGCTTCGGTCATTGCTGGTTGAACAAACGGGTACGGACGAGAACCTGGATGTTGCACCAGCGTAGCATATCCAAGTCCAATTTTGAGATAACTAGCACCGCGCGGTCGAACCAAATGTGGCTTTGTTCCCCATTCGATCAATTCACGATGCCTGCTGCCTTTGCCCATCGCACCAGCGATTACGCCGATCGTGCCTGGCTGTCTTCGGATCTTTTTTGCGTTGATTGACCGATACAGGTTGCCTGTTCGCCGACCAACGGCGCTTGAATCGTACGATGACCGCACAACGGCAGCCATTGTTTTTCCTGCGGCATCGCGCATCTTGCCAAGCAATTCCTCTACAGGTCCCTCAAAGAACTGCTGGACATATTGCTCGGTGAATTCTGTCTCGTATTTCATTTCAATGGTTGTGGTTGACATTACGGTGCAATTGTCCCCAATACTTCTCGGGTTGCCACATCAATTTGCATTTCAATAACCGCAAACATTTCCCCGCCATATTCAGATTCGCCCATACGAATATCAGGCACAAGCGCTTTCACCACAACCGAGGGCAAACCTAATTGGATCTTGCTGACAACTTGCTCCACGAGCACATCGCGCCAAGCATAAAGTGTTCGCAGGGTGCGATCGCCTCCAGCAGCCTTCGCAACGTAGAAGCGCACGGGAAAACGGTGCACCTGTCGCACGAGGCGATTTGGACCGTATTCCGCCGTGGTGGAAGGGGGAAAAACCACCACGGACGGAAACACGGAGATCATATCAGGCGGCAACGCCGTCGCCAAACGAACCGCGTCGTAGCCCGCTGGCGGTGTCGTATTGGCGGCAGAGAACCGCGCAGCGAGCGCGGTGCCGATCGCGTAGGTATCCAGCGCCATCTAGACCGCCTGCGCTGCGACGCGATACGCGCGCAACATCTGCTCCACATCGGGGTCGAGACGTGCCAAGAGACGCATCTGCCCAATGTCAGGCGATCCCGCGATCCCGAACGGCGTGTTGCGGCGATTGAAAATTCGCCCGCTCTGGATGATCGTTGCCATTTCTACAGGCTTTGGGATGCTCGCCCAGCCGCGTACGCCAACAACTTTTACTGCCCTGATGATTTGCACAGGGAACGTGTTGGCACCTTCGGTCAGCGCAATAATTTCATTGTACGGACGACCAGTTACCGCAGCGTTGAACGGAGCAAGCGCATAGTCGGTGTTTTGTGTCCAACTTGTGGTGTAGGTGCCGTCTGCGTCGCCGTCTGTTGTAAGCGCCGAGACGGATACAAAATCATCAATTGGTTGCGTCAAGTACTCGTCGGCTGTGTAATACGCTGTGACTGTGCCGCCGTTGTAAAAAAACCGCCCGCAATAATCGTCAATCAGGCGGCTGACGGACTCGATAACGAGTTCCAACTCGCCGTCGGATGTGGCATCAATGATGCCCAGCGCCGTCTTGACGGCAGATCCAGTTGTGTATCCGTTGGTAATTGCCATCAGGTCTCCTTGATCAATTGGACACGCTTGAGCGCATCAGAATCGCCAGCATCTTGCCAGCCGCGCACAATAAGTTCCGTCAGCGGTTGGTGAGGTGCGTACGACCTCAACACATCAGCCATATGCATTTCATTGGTTGAGCCGAGTTTGAGGTCATAGCAGATATCGTTCAACAATTGGCGATTGGTAAATCGGTAGACACCGCAGCATACCAACACTTGAGGCACGCCACGCGTCCATCCGCCTTCGCCGTGTTCGTAATAATCCCAGACCCGCCACGGGGCGGGCGCAACGCCAACCCAGTCGCCCTCTTGCTTCGGCACTTCTGGAAGAAGCGTGTCTGCGAATAGCACCGTCAGCGCACCATCTGGAAGGCTCGTAGAGGCACTCAGGAGCGCCCCAGACGGTCCGTCCGCCTCATCGTGAGGGATTACACCCGAAAGCCACGGAGCCGCGCTCAGAACGCGTCCTACGTCATCGCTACGGACAACGGCATAGGTGGGCTCATTGCGAACAGCCCGTCTGTGCCACTCGTGTACTGGCATCCCAGCCGCCTCAACGAGGAGTTTATTCGTGCCGCCTAGCCGTGTGGCTTTGCCAGCGGCGAGGATGACGATCACGGTCGACTCTCGTGCGGGTGCGTCTCCGACAGGTCGTAGTGCCAAGTCTGGCGCTCCACGCAGGTAAACTTTGCCCCAGTTTGTAGCGCCGCCACCCAAAGCAGCCAGTCGTAACCTTTGACCTGCTTGAAGCCGCCGAGTTCTACGAAGAGGTCTGTGCGGATCAGCGCGTTGTGGCTGACAACCGAAGTCTGGCGCAACGCCTCCGCGCTGAACGGCTGGTTGTAGCCGAGCCACGGGTTCGCGCCGCTGACATCGCACCACGAGTACGCGACATCCGCTCCGTTCGTCTCTGCCGCCTCTACGAGCGAGGCGAGGTGATCAGGATAGAAGTAGTCATCGTCATCAAGCAGCGCGATCCATTTGCTCTCTGCCGCAAAACAGAGGTCATTCTTCATCGCGGCTCCGCCACGCCTCGCGTAGTCGTAGCCGATCAGATGCGCCTGCGGGCGTAGTGTCTGCCGCCGCACCGAGGTCACCGCACGAAGCAGGAAATCCTCCCGCTCTGGCAGCGTAGGCGTGACGACCGTGACGCTCATTTGCGCTTGGCGGCTCGTCGCTGTTCGCGATTCAAGCCATTCGCCTGCGGAATCTCTGATTCAATCTGCTTCAGAATTGGTCGCCAATGTTCGGCGTAGACTCGATCCGTCGTGTACGCAGCGGCAAAATCAATCGCAGCGGCACGCGCTGTTTCTCGTTTCTCGCTGTCGTGTTTCAATTCGTAGGATTGCACCAGTGCATCCTCGATCTCTTTGACGTTCGGGACCATCCACCATCCGCCCTGAAGCGGATCGTATTCGGGCTGTCCGTTTACCTTCCAGCCAGCGCCAACCAATTCAGGCTGTGCAGTCCAATTGGTGACGATCACGGGCACGCCGCACGCCTGCGCCTCTATCGTTGGCACGCCAAAGCCCTCGCCTCGTGAGGTCATCAGCAACACGTCGCTGGCAGAATAGGCTTTTGCTACGACTTCAGAAGACAACCCCTGCCGATATTCAAATTGCGGAACAAACCGCACGCGATCCATCGGCGCATCAACTGCTTTCAACACGCGCTCAATGTTTACGCCGTTTGCCAGACCAAACATCTCTGTCCAGATCAGCAAATAGGCATCTGAATGCGACTTGGCGAAATTACTCCACGCCAACAGCATCTCGGGCCAGCACTTGCGAATCGGGGTCACGCCCTTGTTTGCAGAGTTGATGATAGTCAGGTGCGCGTCATCGGGAACATTTAGATCCTTGCGCATCAATGACGGCGTTGGCTTGAACACCTGCGCGTTGAATGAATGCGGCGCATAGAACACGCGATCCCGCTCGATGCCTGCGCCAAGCAATTCGTGCTCGCCGAAACGGGACATCGCGATCGCCCATTTGCCCTTGCCTCTTCGTGCGAACCACGCCTTCACCTCATCAGGCACCACGCTGTGATCAACGGGTGTCCACGATGCCATCGGGATCTCATCCCATTGGGGCGACTTGTACACCCACACGTCGTAAAGCGAAAGCCCGATGCCAGCCTCTTCTGGTTGCTGTGACAACCAAAACGCAATCTGCGCTGGTGTCAGATCGTTGCTGTATGCATCCATCCCCTGTCCCATCACGGGAATGCCGTTCCAATCGAGCGTCGTGCCTGCCAGACCGTAATTCGCCATCAGCGCGATTTTGTGTCCGTCTGCGACAAGTTTCGGTGCCAACTCTGTTGCCTGCATCCCGTAACCCGTAGGTGACCACGGAGCGTTTGTAGTGAAACCGATTCTCACGGTAATGCCTCCTCTGTTTGTCCTCCCGCCGAGCCGAAGCCCGACGGGAGGTTTAGCCTAGATCGCTAGGATCAGGTGTTCGCCGAAACGAGCACCTTGACCGCGTTCAGGTCAGGAATGTTTCCGTCCACAGCATACAGGGTGCGAATCGCAACCTGGTTGGTGTTGAACAGGTAGTCCGTCGAGGACGCAACCTCGATCGGAAGTTCTCGTACATAGTACGAAGGCTCGTGAACAATTGCCACAGACTTGGAGGCAGAAGCCACCGCAGCCATATGGACGTTCTCCTTGAGTCGGTATCCCATCAGGGTGTCAGGCTGACCAGCCGCCATTGAAGGCTGGAACACGAACTGCCCGTTGAGATCCTGCAACTTGCGGAGTTTGCTTACTGCCGTCGTGCTCGCGTGCCAAACCGTGCTGGTGTTGCGGTACGAAGGAGCGAGTGAATAAAGAACCGTAGCAAGATCCAACGCATCGAAGAAGGTCGCCGAGACGGTGCCTCCCTTTACTGCGGTGCTCAAGCCCGTTGCCGCAGAGACGAAGCCCTGTGGCTGAACGGTGCCTGTGCCGATTGCCATCGCTGAACCAGCGACGAATGCAATCTGTGCACCTGCCTGTCGACCAACGGTTCCAAGAATGTCGAAGCCTGCATCGCGAACAAGTTCAGCCGACAAAAGCGTCAGGCTGGCGATCTTGTTTGCATACAGAGTAATCGACGAAATCGTCGGATCTGCTGGCGTAATGGTTGAACCCTCGGTGACGAAGGCTGCCGACTGATTCGCGGTCACGCGTGGCAGAGTAATCTGCTCGCCCGTGGTGGTGCGAAGTTTCGTTGCGCCATCATAGATCGGATTTCCCTCAGTGAGCGCCACGACGATAAAGTCGGCGAACGTCACGGGAACAGTTGCGGAAGCCGATGCAAGAGCGCGGATCTCAAACTGAGCGCGTCGCTTCTCGCCCGTGGCGATTGCCCGAAGGACGTCGCCCTCGTTGTCAGCAGGCTTAGCCGCGTTCTCGACCTTGAGTGCTTTCTCAGCAAGCGCGCCGATCTTCTCGGATCGCTCCTCAGCAGCAGCAACCTGATCCATCTTGGACTTTCGTGCTGTCATTGAATCGTTCAGGCTCGTCCATCGAGCCTCTTCCTCTGCGGAAAGTTCGCGCTTCTCGTCAGCCGCACGATTGAGGAGAGACTTAGCCTCTTCCCAGTCGTTTCGGTACTGCTCGTGAAGCGTCTTGGTAATGTCGGACATTTTGTCAGACTCCTTACGCTATCTTTGTGGGGTTGATTGCTTCTTCGGTGGTGCGACCAGCGGTGGTGCCTTGTGAGCCCTTGTGCTGCGCCCTAGCGAATCTGCTGTTCCAGTTTGGCGAGTGCCAACTGGCGCTCACGAACGGAGAGAGGTACGAGCCGCTCATCGGCTTCCTCTGGCTCCGTTGTAGTCTCAGGTTCTGCCCGAAGATCTGGTGAGATCTTTCGGATTGCGAGGTCAAGCGTTGCGGCTGAATCCGCATCGGGTGCTCCCGCCAAAAGTGCGTCGAAGGCGTGCATCAGCGTGGATGCGTCAATTTCTGTTCGCTCAGACAGCGAACGAACCGCGCCCAAACCAATCGTGGCTGGATACGCTGGCTGGTTGCCTGTCAAAAGACTAACCTCGTGAAGTCGAATATTTCGCAATTCGCGCACGCCGTTGTCATTGTAGGAATCGCCTTTGTTTGGCACGGTGAAGCCAAAAGACATTCCCATCGCCGCACCGTCTCGGCGCAACATTGCGGCAAGATCTGAGGCAAAAGTCACTTCTGGATTCAAAGAAACGCGAACCTTTAGCCCGCGATCGTCTTCCATCAAATCGAGCGTGCCTGTCTTCGTTGAACCGAGGAAATACTTAGGATCGTGATCCTGAAGCGCCTTGACTTCCCAATCGCCACGCTCGGCGGCTGCAACGCTTTTTGAGAACGCGCCTGGCTTGATGATCTCACGCGTGCTTAGCCCTTCGGCTTCAGCGTTGAAAACGGCGGCATAGCCCGTAAAGGTGTGCCCATCGCCCTCAGCGCGGATCTCCGTTTGGAACTGTCGGTACTCGATTGCCATTTTTGGTTTCTCCTTACGCTCGGCGTTCTCGACGATATTGTCAGCCCACCGCTTACCCGCGTCGCCGCCCCATAGCGCCCACGCGATTCTTCCAGCGGACGGATAACCGTCTTCGCCAGTGTTGAAGCCTTGTCCCTGCTTATCGACCTCGTGACGTGCAAAATATGAGCGCATCCGTTGTACCGTATCAAACGGCAAATTGCGCCCGTTGATAATGTCGCGCGCGCGAGCAACGCCGACGAGGGTACCGCCGCGTCCAAATTCAGCGCGCCAATCTAGACCGCGCTGCGCCTCTGTCTGCATCTGCTTCGTTGGTTTATAACCGTCAGGGTTGATCGGAGCGCGCTCTTCATAATCGTCCTCGTTCTCGTCGTCGTCATCGTCTTCGCGCGGCTGCCAAGCGTTGCAGTAATACGCGCCGCTGACATAATCGTCCCAGCGCTCGCACCACGCCTTGTCGCCCTGAATATCGTCTTCGTTGTAGAAGGCGCAGTTGCCGCAGGCGCGACCTTCAGGCACATCCTCGGCGAGTGCGGGTCGGTAGTTATCTGGCAAGGCGCGCTCGCCGCCAGGCTCAATGCCTTCAGCCAGCGAGACGGCGACCATCTGATCGGTCGCATCCTGCTTGTTCGTGTGGCAGCCGATTACCTCGCCGCCCTCTTTTATGGTCGCCCAGCCATCGCAGCCCTCTGCCTTATCCGTGATGAAATATGGCATTACGGATCAACCTGAAAATCGTAGACATCCAGCACGGTGTCGGCAGCGTCAGAGATGGCATAGAGCACATCACCATTGCCGATCTTGAGCGTGGTGATCGCGCCTTTGGAAATCTCAAATCCCGTCGTGGTCGTGACGGCTGCGCCGCCAACCCAGATGTTCTTGTTCGCGCCAAGTTCCATCGTGATCTCGTGGATGTTCTTCGCAGTCGCGGTAGCGATTGCTGCCGCCGCTGTTCCGATGCTGTATTGCTGCGCGCGAAAGGTCATCCCTGATTCTCAACTGGCTGCACGGTGACTGGCGCTGCGCCTGTGTGCGCGACGCGAATGCCAACAAGACGCGAAGCGTCTGATGGCGAGAATCCAGCCTGAACAAGTTTCGCCACGATATTTACCTTCGTGGCAAGCATTGCAGTTTCTGCGTCTGCCTCGTTGAGCGGCATTCGATAGGAATCTCCAGATTCGATTGGGCTGAAATCTTCAAACTTGCGAATATCGTTGACGTTTAGCCAGCCCTCTTGCAAGCCGACGCGGTAAGTGTCATATCGATCCTTAGTCGTGCCGCGCAGAATGGAGTCCATTGAGAACTTCACGAACGCATCGGGCAAAAGAATCAATGTGCTTAGCGGTCGCTCAATCATCTCCACCAGCGGGCGGAGCGTGTACTGCACGAAGGCAAGGTTCTGCTGCTCCACGCTGTTGTAGGACATCGCGCCTGGCGTGGTGACCTGAAGCAGGTTTGGCGGGATGCGGAAGATACGCGCGATCTCTTCGGTGGTGAACTGGCGTGATGCCAACAATTGCGCGTCTTCTGGTCGGAAGGTGAGCGCCTTGAACGTTGCGCCGCCTGTGAGCACGCCTGGCGTGTGAATGTTCTGACCGCTGTGGTGACGTGCCCAGCCCGCCTTCAGCGCCTCGCCCTGCTCTTTCGTTAGGTCGTGCGGCACCTCAATGATGCCCGTAGGCGTGCTGCCTGTTCGGAAGAAATTGGACGCGTAATCTTCAAGCGTCATCCCCAGCGCAAGCGATACTCGCAACTGGTGAATTGGATTGATGCCACGCAATTCGCCTGGCATTGCAATGAGCGGAATATGCAAAATGGTTTCTTGCCCATAAACCATCGTTGGCTCATTTGCGCCCTGATGCACACGGTACTTTACCTCCCGCCCATCGCGGAAGATTTCTACGCGTCGCGGGTCAATGCACCGCACCTCGAGCACCTCGCCGCGCTCATCGCGTGGCGCGTACAGAAAGGCGTTGCCGTCGGTGTACAAAGAGACAACAGTTTCGCTAATGAGTTGATTGATCGTATAAGTCGGCTCATCAGGGATTGGCGTAAGAATCCACGATGGCTTCGCGCCTGCTGGACGATACGGTCGACGGATACCAGCATCGCGTCTATACGCGTCAACTGGAAAAGACGAAACAACATCCGCGAGCAGCCGAACGCTTGCATAGGCTGCGCTTAGACTGAGCGCCGCTTTCTGGTCAATCTCACGATTGCCAAGAAACGGAACCTTGTCGAATGCCAGCGGCGTGAGGTTCTGCAACACCAGCGATCGCTGTTCGGTTGAATTGAAGACGCGGCGAAGAATGCTCACTTATTTACTCCTCGGGTATAACCGAGAGAAACCAGCACGATGCCAGCAAAAACGATCAGCATCCGCGCATCAATAAGCACGAGACCTGAAACGATCGCTGCAACGCCCGCCAACTCTAGGATGGTTGATTTCATAAGGTAATAAACTCCGCTGCTTTAGGTGCCGACGGTGCCTGTGCGTGGAATCTAGCACGATCATAAGCCATCACGCCGCAGACGGCGAGGTCGATCTTGCGCGCCGATCCTCGGTGTTCTTTTACAATGCGCGGACCAAAGCGGTCAATCTTCACGGAGCAGTTGTCCAGATGGCGGCTCATCGCGGGATCGCCATCGTGCGTGAGTGTCTCCTGCGTAACCGCCTCGTAGAAGGCAGCACAGGCGGGCACCATTCGGGCTGGACTCTGCGGGTAGATAACCACAGGCAGACCGTCCGTTTCCCACTTTTGCAGCGTTCTCGCCCAACGATACGGGTCGGCGCTGATCTCGCGGACTTGGTATTTCTTACAAAGATCGTACATCCGAGCCTCGACATCATCCATAGGCACCTGCCAATGCGGGTCGTCCATTGGACGCTCCCACAATGCCAGCGGTTGCACAAACCCGTCCAGCGTACAGGCAACCATCGCCGTGCAGTCGCCGCTAAATGATCCGTCGAATCCGATAACAATTTCCTCGCCGTCGGCGATTTTGCGATCGCCTGCGAGCCGATCCCACGCACCGCCTGGCAACCAACCTGTGGCTGCGGTGACCCATTGATTGAGGCGCTTCGTGCGAAACTCTGCCTCGGGGATGCTCAACACGGCAGATTCGAAATCTGACTCGTGCAAAAAATCACCGAATGCTGGGTTGGCGATCGCCCAAATTTTTGGATCTCGGTAATCTTGCCCCTCGCTTGCGCCGTGCCAACGGAAGAAAAACGATGGGTCGGCGATCTCGCCTGCCTTGAGACGCATCCCGTACTGCCACAGTTTGTAGCACACGGTGTCTTGCCCGCGGGTGTCGGTGCGGCTGCCTGCTGTGGTAATGCCGACGATCAGCGGCTGCTTGCGTGTACCAGAGCCGAGGTTCATTGTGTTCCACAATCGATCGTCGGGTTGAATATGCACCTCGTCGAAGACCACGGTGCTCGGATTCAAACCTTCGGCGCGAGAGGCATCGGCTGAGAGAACGCGAAACACGGAGCCAGTGCTCGGCATTTCGATAACGTCGCGCATCACGCGCAGACGTTGGCTAAGAATTGGATCGAGTTCTACCATTCGTGCCGCCTCACGGAACACGATGCGCGCCTGCGCGCGGTCACCTGCGACGGCATAGACCTCTGCTCCGACCTCATCGATCACGAGACCGAAGAGCGCAATGCCTGCGCCAATCAACGATTTGCCATTCTTTCGTGGCAGACCGATCAACGCGCGGCGGTGTTTCCGTAGCCCGTTCTCGTCTAATTCGTACAGGTCAGTCAGCAGATCTTTCTGCCATTTGCGCAATGTAATTTGTTTGCCTGCGTCATCGCCTTTGGTTAGGCGGCAGAAGTTCTCAATGAACGCCGCGACCTGATCACCTTGGCTACCTAGTGCGACGGGCGGCTGAGATGAGCGCGTCGAGTTTCGCTCCCGCCGAATTCGCCTGGGCATCCAAATCTCCTCTCAATCCGCTTCGTGCGGCTGGCGTGAGACCCAACTCCCTACCAAGAGCGCGAACCAGCAACGCATTGTCGCGCACAATCTGGTGCAGCGGGTTTTTTACAAACTCGCCATTCCGTCCCTTGATGAGCGGTCCCGTTTTTGTCAGCATATCCTCTGCCGACCGATACCGCACAAACGCCTCGCAATACATCCGTAGCGTGTCTACGTCAGCGGATGTTAGCACTCCCGTATGGTGGATTGCTTGCACGATCGTTACCCAAATCTCTCGCGCGTCGGCGGAAAGATCCTCGGGCACCTGCAAATGCAGCGCCGTGGGCATCGGCTCGTCGTAATTTACTCGGGACGGTCTTGTCTCCCCGCGGATGATCTTCAGGCGGTTTGGCATCGAGGCAGGTCCTCTTTGACCCATAACGCCTACTTTCCAGGTCTCGGGCAGAGTACCGCCGCAATCTCAGAACTGGCATCGCCAGCGTATTTGAAACTGGTGGTGATTCTGGCGCGAGATGTTGAATTGTTGATGGACATACTTGAGGTCTTGCCAATTTTTGGCACTCGCCCGCTGCGTGTCAATTCCCAGTTTTGGCTCTTGTTCAGCGCTCGAACGCGAGCGGGGTGGCTTGTTGTCGTAAATACCTGCAAACCCTGCGCCTTCAACCCAGAGCAGATCACATCCACAAACTTGTTGCCGATGCCAACGCCCTGATAGTCAGGCAGCACGACCGTGCGGCTAATTCGTCGTCCGTTCTTGATCACAGAATGCGGGAACGGCAGAATTGCCGTCAACACCGCTGGCTGCTGGTCCACGAGTCCAACGTAGATCTGCGCCGCCTTGTGGAGATTGTTGCTCAGATAGTGATGCTTTGAGAATGCGTGCCACGCCTCATATTTCGCCCAAATGATCTCAATGTCGATTGTTGGGCGTTGCCGAAGTGACCTCCAATGAAACTCGCCAAGATGTGGCTGATAAATCCAATCTGGTTGCAACCACTCCTCGATGTCGTAATGACACGAGACGGCAACGAATTTCTGCTTGCGCGCTCGCACGGTCTTGGCAATTGCCGCCGATCCGATCTGCGCCACGGTGCGATCGATCACCGACGTAAATTCGTCAACGACGGCAATGTCCTGATTGTCTGCCAACACGCGCGCCATATTCACGCGAAATTGCTCGCCGTTAGATAGATTGCCAAACGGTCGCAACCAAGAGGGAGGCGAAGAAAAGCCAACGCTCGACAGCAGTTCGGTGATCGTGCGAATTGACAGATCCTGCGGGAAGTCATCCACGACGGCATTGCCTGCGCGCCAGTTGATCTGCTCGGCGTTAGTCAGTTCTTTCTGAAACATATGCCGCGCCACGGTGGTCTTGCCTGCGCCGCTAGGACCAACAATCAGCCCAACATTCCACGGACGCGCGGACAGGTCTGGGATATTGTTGGCGATCTCGGTGCGACTGATGCTGGCTGCTTGTAGATCGAAGATGCCTTCCAATTGCATCACGCGCGGCGTGCGCTTGATCTTCGTCTCAAGTTTTATCGTGGTCATATGACGATCGCCCGAACCTTCAAGCCTTCGGATGAGAGCCTCAACAACAGCGCCGCCTGCTCGTCCTCCGACGCGCATTCAATGATGACCTCGTACCGCTCGGCAATGATGCCTGGATCGGTGTTTGAATTCTGCTGATCCGCCAATCCGCTTATTGCCTGCGCTCCAAGTTGCTCGAGAAGTGCTTGAACTTCTGCGCTGTTCGTACTTACGCCCGACAGGAGTTCGTCCAATTTCTCGGTGTCTGTGATTGCAAGCCCCGACAACGGGTCAAGCGTGGCAAGCACGAGCGCCTCTTCGTCTTCGCTGAGATCGACATAGACCACAGGAATCTGCTTCGCATCGTCTCGCAATGCCAACGCGACGCGCATATGCCCGTCGATCAAGTGTCCCGTGCGCTGATTTACGATCACGGATTGAACCCAACCCACCTCAGACAGTACGCCAGCGAGCGCATCCTGCTGCTTCTTCGGGTGAATCCGCCAGTTGGCTGGGTTAGCCAGCAACTGATCGGGGTTTTCCTCGCCGTGCCCGACAATGCGGGAACGCCATTCCGTCTTCATTTCGCCTCCACAAAAATCGAAAAACTCGTCTGTTCGCGCAGTCACTTTTTGCGCGGGGGTGCATAGCCCTTCGTGGCTCAGAAAAAGCCCCCTATCCGTGGAGCGGGGGTCGCCTCTTCGTTGCGCCGAACCGATTGTGACAGTCTACGCATAAAACCCGAAGGTTGCCGAGATCGTTGTTGCCGCCAAGCGATTGGGGCACGATGTGGTCCACAGTCAGTCTGGCACCACTTGTGCCACACATTTCGCACCAAGGCTGCCGTGCTCGTAGTTGTTTGCTCAGTTTCTGCCATTCGGCACCATATCCACGCGCTTGTCTGCTCGCCTTGTTCGGTCGTGGACGAGCGGGCAGTTGGTGGTCAGGGCATCTGCTGCTCTCACAGGGAATTCCGCAATCAATGCAGGACTTAAGCACGGGATCTACCTCCGTCAAGGCGAACTTACGGTGCCGTGCCGCCGACTAGCATCAGGTACTAGCGCCTAACCGCGTGAACTGTGCACCGTCCCGCGATGTAGCAATAGGCGAGCCAATAGAAGGCTCGCGGGCAGGTTGTATTTCAGGGCGACTCCACCTGCCGAGTCATCGTGCCCAGCGCGTGCTGTGTGCTGCTATCGCGCCTTGTGCGCGAGTCTACACCATCCGTTGCGGTCTGTCCAGCCCCATAACACCAGATCTTGTGTCATAGAGTTGGCATAGGTAAATGCGGTGCGACGACCAACGCCACAGCGTCGGTGGTGCGCTCGTATACGTCTTCGAATACCCCTGCCCACGGTGTCCACGCCGCAGACCCGAGCACGGGCTCCAGACGGTCGACAGCGTGATCCAAACGGCACAGATGCAGATGCACCAACTCGTGTGCGATCGTCAAGCGCTGCTCGTCAGGCTTCTGCGCCCAGAACAGATTGCCCACGCGCAGGTTGGCTGTGCGTGCCTGTTCGTTGGGTTCAATGTCTGCATATCGGTCTTCGGGTGCCACATCGTGAATCAACGTGATCTTCCAATGGCTCAATTGCAGCACGGGCAGACAGGTCTCCACATACGCTTCGAGCGCGTCGTAGCGATCAGGCTTTGTAGGATGCTTGGGCATCGTTCACCTCTGCATTCAATTGGCTATCGGACTTGCCCCGCACAATAGCACGCGGGGTCTCGGTGTAGCGTTCCTGCAGCAGCGCAAGCGTGCGCTCGAGGCATTCGATCCAGATCTCGCGATGCAACATCAGCGGGTATGTGCGCATCAAATGCTCCTGCGCCCAGACCTGATTGCCGCGCGTGGCAATCAACGTCAGCCCGATATCGTACGGCTTAGGCTCGCCAGCCCGTGCGCGGCAACGTTTGATTTTATGCAGCGCGGCGTGCATAGGGTATTTGTACCGATTGACCGTCACTTGCAGCAGAGTCGCCTGCTCTGCCGCCGTGCCGTCGTGCACCTTGCGCTCCTCGGACTCCGCAAAGGTTGCGTGTGCGGCTGCGTTTAGATAGGTTGCAAAATCGCCTGTCCAAGCGGGCACACCGCCATCGTCCATCATATGCATTCGGTGCATCACCGTTGGCACAGTGTCCTGATGCTGAGAGAACCACGAGAGAAGCGTGCTGATCGCCATTTATTGCTCTCCTTCTGTTGCAATGACCGTCACCCGTACGCGTTGCACGCCGTGTCCGAGCGGCACTCCCAACGCCTCGAACGCTGCTGGTGCCAGATCAACGAGTTTCTCGTTGTTTGTCTGCCCTCGGCATTGGCACCAATCAACCACCCACGCCACGATTGCCTT